ACATCAAGAAATGGTACTATTATGCCTATCCTGAAATGACCTTTGACATAGAAGGACCTATTTTTGAATTTAACAATAAAAAAGAGGATTATATTCTAATCAATAGGACCAATAGGTATCAGAATGGACAAATAGATTACTCAATTATTAACAATTACAATAATCAAAAGTTATTTGTTGGAGTTAGGCAAGAATTTGAAGTAATGAAAAAGACTATTCCAAGTCTTGAGTACTTAGAAGTAAAAGATTTTTTAGAACTTGCTAACTATATAGACAAGAGTAAAGTATTTATAGGTAATCAATCAATGTGTTTTGCAATTGCCGAACAACTACAAACGGAAAGAGTACTTGAAATTTGTGCATATTCGCCAAATGTTATTCCAGTAGGAGGTGAGTTTTACGATGTATTTAATCAAAATGGATTTATAAATGCACTTAATCAAATTTTATGAAAATAGTTTACTGGGATAAACACCCTGACGAATACGAACGAGTTAAACACTTTTTAAATTTAGAAGGGTTAGACTGTGAAAGATTTATAGGGGATAGACCTCCGACTGATTTTGATTTGCTATTTGTACACGATGGACCATTTGCAGGTGAGATTCCACACGATAGGAGAAAAGACTGCATTATTATTTTTTGCGTTCACCCTATGCACATTAACTCATATTTTTATGCAGGATATACAAGGGCAATCCTTAAAAACTCTGAACATAAAAAGCATTGGTTAGGCGATGGTGTTATTTTACCGCCACTTGTAAAACTTTACGAACCTGCACCGATAAATGATAAACTTGTTTCAATTATTCACTTCTACAAACAAAGAGACGAACAAGGATATTATCAGGCTTTAAGCTTAGGAGCTTTAGTTTATGGGCAAGAAAACGACTTAGGAGAGGCAAACGACTCTGAGCTATTTGAGGAGGGAATGAAAGCTCTTGTACACATTAAAAGATGCGGCTACTTATGCAATGCGGTAGTAAAAGCTATAAGTTACGGAGTACCTATTATAATGGATAGAGGCACTTACGATTACGGATATCAAGATATTTTAATTCCAAGCTATAATATGGCAGTAGCAGGAGAAGAGTACAACTTAGATGAAATAAGAGAGAACCAACTCAAACACAGAATAGAACTATACGAACAAACTAAACAATCCGAAATACTTTCAATACTATGAAGATACTTATAATCATACCCGACCCCATTACGGGAGTAGAATACCACCGTTTAATAATCCCTTTTGAGAATATGGGGGGAGACCACCAAATTACAGCCGTAAAGTCAATAGACCAGCAGCCCGATTCATTCTTTCAGGAGTTTGATTTAATCTACACCAGTTCAGTAGTTAGCAAATTAGGATTTCAAGAGGTAGTTTGGACACAGCTTAAACGCTTAGGTATTCCCGTAATAATTGACAGAGACGATGACTGGATGCTACCTCACGACCATATAATGAAGAACGATTGGGTTAAGAATAAAACAGCAGCTCAAATAGTCTACAATTTAAAAATGGCTACTGCTGTAACGGTACCTACTGAGTACTTAGCCCAAAAAGTTAGACAGTTTAACAAGAATGTGTTTGTAATTCCCAACGCAATAGACTTTAACCAAAAACAATTCCAACCCGATGTAAAAGTTCAGAACCTTAAAAACGAGAAAGTGCATATAGGCTGGAGCGGTTCCGTTACTCACTTCAAAGACATTGTAATGCTAACCGACACTTTTATGCAAATGAACTCAAACCCTGACTTGAAAGGAAAGTATAGATTAGTACTGAGCGGATTTGCTGAAGGGGATATGATTTGGAAGGAATACGAGAAAATGTTTACAAGTGGCTACAAAATAGCAGAGGACCAATATTGCAGAATAAACGGAATGGACGTATATACTTACGCTTCTGCTTACGATATGATGGATGTCGGGTTAATACCTTTGAAGGATACTGAATTCAATCGCTGCAAGTCAGAACTTAAAATGATGGAGATGGGTGCAAAGAAACTTCCAGTAATAGTCTCTAACCAGTACCCATACACCAACATAGCTAAACACGGAGAGAACTGCTTAATGGCATCAAAAAAGGATTGGTTTAAAAATATCAAGAGGATGATTGACAGCAAAGAGTTAAGAGAAGACTTAGGCGCAGCCTTATATGAAGAAATATTTGCAAATTATAATATATTAAATATAAACGAACTAAGAAAGGAGATGTTTAAATATGTCACAAAGAGGTAGACCAAGAGCAATAGAAAGTCCTGAAATGTTATTAGAGCTTTTTGAAAAGTACAGAGAAGAGACGAAGTCCAATCCGATTCTTAAACATACATTTGTAGGAAAGGATGGAAAGTCGGTTTATGAAAAAAGAGAAAGAGCATTGACGATAGATGGCTTTGAAGTCTATTGTTTTAATCAAGGAGTTATAAACGATTTAGGCGATTATTTTCAAAACAAAGGCGAGAGATACGGAGATTTTGCAACTATCTGTACACGCATCAGGCAAATCGTTCGTGATGACCAAATACAAGGAGGCTTGGCTGGAGTCTATAATCCGAGCATAACTCAAAGATTGAATGGGTTAACGGAGAAAGTTCAAACAGAACAAAACATAAATGTCAATAAGCTACCTGAATGGTTGACAAAGCCTATTGAGTAAATGTTCAATCCTAACTTTATCTTTTTAGAGAAGTCAGTAAAGACTAAACGCATTATTGCCTTACAAGGGGGTACTCGTTCAGGTAAGACTTACTCAGCTTTACAATGGCTTATTAGGTTATGCCTCAAACACGAGGGAATGACTATATCAATAGTTAGGAAAACCTTACCTGCTTTGAAGTCCTCAGCGATGAGGGATTTTATAGAGATACTTACATCAATCAATTTATATAACGAGACTGACCATAACAAGTCGGAGAATACTTATATACTCAACAAAAACTTGATTGAGTTCTTTTCAGTAGATGATGCTCAGAAGATACGAGGTAGGAAGAGAGACATCCTATTTGTAAACGAAGCAAACGAGATAGACCTTGAGGATTGGAGGCAGTTACTTTTGCGAACGACTGGCAAGGTTATTATTGACTATAACCCATCTGACTTTGAGCATTGGATATATGACCAAGTATTAACTCGTGACGATTGCGGATTAATTATAACTACCTACAAGGACAATCCTCATCTACCTGATGCGTTAAAAAGGGAAATAGAAAGTCTTGAACAAGCTGACCCTGAGTATTGGAAAATCTTTGGTTTAGGTGAACGAGGACAATTAATGGGTTTAGTCTTCAACAATTGGACCAATCAATTCGTAGTACCAAATGAAGCTAACTTTATCGGGTACGGATTAGACTGGGGATTCTCAGCCGACCCTACTGCACTTGTTAGTGTTTGGAAGTACGAGCAAGAGCTATACATAAGAGAAGAGTTATACGAACGAGGATTAACCAATCAAGACATAGCCGAAAGATTAAAAAGTTTAGAAGTAGGCCGTAAAGAGATATTTGCTGATTCTGCCGAACCCAAAAGTATTGAGGAGGTGTACAGACTTGGTTACAACATAAAACCAACACAGAAAGGGAAAGATAGCATCATAAACTCAATTGACATACTGCGAAGGTATAAGCTACATCTAATAGGCAATAATCTACAAAAGGAGTTTAGGACCTACAAGTGGAAAACGGACAAAGCAGGAAAGATAGTGAACGAACCAGTGGACTTCAATAATCACTTAATAGATGCTACACGCTATCTTGCATTGATGCGATTGCAAGAACATAAGAGAGGACAATATGTTACAATTCGTGCCTAATTAAATATATAATATAGAATGAAACGCAATTACTATAATTTAACTCTTAAGGACTTCATAGAGCTACAACAAGTGAAGGACTTGGGGATTGAAGCAAAAAAAAAGAAGCTATCTATTATTTATAAGATAGAGGCTGAGTTCTTTGATGGGTTTACCTCTGAGCAGATAATATCGCTCTACTCCGAATTTGAGCAGTTAGAAAGTCAGCCGATTAAGACAACTTACAAGAAAAGAGTTAAGGTAGGCGGTAGATGGTTTTTTGTTGATTACAGATTAAGTCAAATTAGCGCAAGTCAATTCATAGACATTTCGCACTTTTCAAAAACTAATCCGATTGAGAATATTCACAAGATAGTAGCTTCGTGTATAAGACCAATTAGCTGGAGATTTGGAAAGCCAAGTAAGTACAACGGAGACGAACACGAAGAAATAAGTGAACTACTACTTAATCAAATGAAAGTAAAGGATGCTTATCCGATTATGCTTTTTTTTTGCACTCTCTCAAGCAAATTATCGGACAATATCCTAACTTATTTCCTAAGCACGAAGGAGGAGACTTTGAGCAGGCTCAGAACTTTTATACAAAATGGGGATGGGTCGCAACAATAGATAATTTAGCTAACCACGATAAAACAAAGTGGGACTACTTTTTTAATTTAGGACTGAAGGAGTTTTTTAATATAGTAAGCTACCACATTGAACACACGGAACAGATAAAGAAAGAGAATGGCAGAAACAGACTACACTAAGTTATTAGGCGATTTAGGAACAGACGCAGAAGCTGGTCCTATTCAGTTTGATTCTATTATTGAGGAGGCCTTAGTTAGGTTTGTCAATGGCTTAACCGATACTATGAAATCTAACCTAACCGAGTTAGATGCTTACTATGCGGATTCGGAATTAGTGCAGTCAATAATCACTTTACCTTTGAGTGCCAATGGGAATAGTTTTGAAATGTCTATTGAGATGAACTATTACGGTGACTTTTTAAACGAGGGTGTAAGTGGTACTCGTAACAAATTCAATTCACCTTATTCATTCAAAAAAGAGTCAGTCAGTCCAGCCTTTAATAAGTCATTGAGAAAATGGATTACAAAGAGAGGCTTTCCGATTGAGAGTAGGTATTCACAAACAAGAGATTTGACGAAGGACCAAAGAAAGAAAAAACAAATTGATGAGAAGACGCAGATGGCTTACGCGATGGGAATAGGTATTAAGCGAGAAGGTATAAAACCAACTAATTTTATCAACGATGCACTAAGCGAACGCAATGTAGCAGCATTCGCACAAGGATTAGCTGATGCGTTAGGTAGGTCAATTGAAATTACGATAACAAAAAATATTTTAAAATGATTATAAATTCACAGCCAAACAATTGGCAGAATGTATACAATGAGATGGTATTCGGATTGGAGAGTACTAACGCAACTGCTGCGGGTTTTCAATTCTTGGTGGACATTAATGTAAGCGGACAGACTAACCCAGTCGCAAGATTGACTTACCCAAAACAGCCAGGCATTAACACGATAGATGTAGATGTGAGTGAAGTACTACGCAACTATGTTAGCTATGACTTCGCAAGTTATAACGCATCTGGTATCTATCATTGCATAAACTCTAAGGTTGACTACTGGGTTGAGTTCGGAGAGGTACGCAACAATGCTTCAGGTATACCAGTAATTTACCCTAACTTAACTGGGTTCTATGCAAGTGGTAATAACGCACATTCAACAAATGCTATTTTTGATTTCTTAGACTGGAGCAAAACAGCATTCATTGATTACAATGTAAACTCACCAATTGAATCAGGTTTAACTTTGAATCAAACTACCTTTCAAGAAAAGCTCAGATATGGTGAGGAAAGGTTTTTAACTTATTTTGATTACGATGAAATCTATGGTACTGGTATAGTAGGTAATATCAATGTTCAGGTATTAGATAAAAATCTAAATTTATTAATTGAGTCAAATGCTGGATTCACTCCGATTGGGTCAATTAATTCTATCAATGTCGCTAACTCAGGTAATGCAAGTGGATATTACAAATCGGTTTACGATGCGGCTTTTGATTATCCGAATGCAGTCTACTATCGGGTTAACGGACAGAACACAGCTGGGAGCGGAGCAACAACTTATTTTAGCAGAACCTTCTTGATTGATACGAGCTGCCAAAAGTATTCACCTATTAGATTACATTGGTTAAATAATTTGGGAGGATTTGATGCTTATACATTTACTAAAGTTAGTCGCAACTTCACCGACATAGAAAGAAAGATGTTCAAGAAATTTCAGCCTTTAAATTATCCTAAAACATTCAGAGCTAAAACTAACTACTTTACTAAACTTACGGACACGATTCAAATAAATTCCGATGGGTTGACCGATGCTGAATGGATAGGCTTAAAAGAGTTAGTGCTAAGTCCAGTAGTAATGATGGAATACGGAGCGACTTATATACCCGTAAACATTAAAGAGAGCAACTACGAGGAAAAGATATACATTAACGATAGACAAATAAGCTCACTACAATTGACTTTAGAATACACCTTCGACAATTATCGCCAATCACTATGAACCAAACAGAACTAAAAATAGTAGTTTACAACGCTTCAGGAATTGTAACGGATTCTTTTAACGTGGACTTATACGATTCGGTACCATTGCCGATAAACAAGTCTATTATAGATATTAGAGAACCTGAGAAAAGAGAAAGCGATTACTCAAAATCTATAACCATTCCTGGCACCGCAAATAATCATTCACTATTCTCAAGTATCTTTAATCTTGATAGGTCAGTAATAAACACTACTAACTTAAATTTTCAGCCTGACTTTAATCCGAATTTAAAAGCTGAGGCAATACTTTACAGAAAAGGAATCCAACAGCTCAGAGGTTACTTGCAATTGTTAAGTATTAAGAATGTAGATGGCGCAATAGAGTACGAATGCGTAATGATTGGTAAGTTCGCAAACCTATTTCAGGACTTAGGGGAATTAAGTTTGCAAGAGTTAGACTTAAACGCTTACGACCACGTTTGGAATAAAACGAACGTAGAAAATAGCTGGGACACTTCAATAATAAAGAACGGTACTACCTATGTAAATTTTAACGCAAGTGGCCAACCCGATGGGACTGGATATGTTTATCCACTAATTGACAGAGGCAACTCAAACGGCAATACTGAGAACGATTATAACCTTACAACTTTTTACCCTGCTATTTACGCTAAACAAATAGTTGACTCTATTTTTGCAGGTGTAGGTTATAGGTACCAATCAAACTTTTTTAACTCTCAACGATTCAAGAACCTTATAGTCCCTTTTTGCGGGGGCGATTTTAGGATGAGTTCAACACAAGTAGAGAACGGAACTTTCTTAATGACAAGCTCATCTGCATTAAGCTACACGAGTACAAATGCAAATCAATCTACTGAATTTATTTTAGGCCTTAATCAAAATGACAACGATACAAGTCCAGCAGGAGTAAGTACTACGAATCATTGGTGGGAATGTCCTTCAGGGTTAGCAGGTTCTTATAGATTTGCGTTAGAAGGTAGATTCTCAGTAAGTGGAACTGGTGTAGGTAGGATTAGAATTTATATGGGCATAAGAGTTAACAGAGGTGGCCAAATAATAACAATAGTTAATAATCCAGGAATAGGCTATAACTTATTGGTAGGGGAGACGAGAGATGTCAAATTAAATAGTGAGGCTTTTGATATTCAAGTAGGCGATAAGGTTTATCCTTTTATGGTTTATTTTGGAACTGGAACAGCAGTAAATGCTACACTATTTACAATCACTTTTAACTCAGGACTTGCAATGTTCTCAAACCCTGAAGCTACTTACCAAGAAGGCCAAACAATTGACATAGCGTCTGCACTACCTGAGAAGATTAAACAAACAGAGTTCCTTCAGTATTTAATTAAAGCTTTCAATTTATACGTTGAGGTAGATAAGATTGACCCTAAAAAACTAATCATTGAGCCGAGAGACGAATTCTACACTGAGAACTTAGTAGACCTTACTAACTATTTAGACGTTTCTCAAGAGCTTGAAATAAAGCCGATGGGTTTACTTGATTTCCGTGTATTTGAAATGTCTTACAAGTCAGATTCAGACGAGTTCAATAAAAGATACGAAGACGTTTTTAGAGAACCATTTAGTACTTTAAAGTTTAATGTTAACAATGACTTTGTAAGAGACGCCAAAACAGTTGAGCTTGGATTCTCTGCAAGTCCTTTGGCTGACTCAACTGCAAACGATAGAGTGCTAACTAAGATAAGACCGCAAGACCCTTCAACAGGTTCAAGCCAACTACCAGTCTATAATATCCGACTTTTGCAATACGGAGGTTTAGTAAATACTTCAACAGGCTGGAACTTGTGGCAAACAGCAGCAACTGGATTTGTAAGGTATGAGGAGTTTCCTTATGCGGGTATGTTAGATAGTGTTACAGCTCCGACCTTCTCACTTGAATGCTCAACAGCAAGAGCTTATCAGTATGGAAGTAGACCAGCAATAACTACGGCAAATCTTTATAACTCCTATTGGTTAAAGACTATTTCAGAGATTACCGACAAAGACTCAAAGTTAGTTAGTGGTTACTTTCATCTTTCCCCTAATCAATTGGCGAATTTATCATTTAGAGATTACTACCGAATAGACCAACAGTATTACAGGCTGCACAATGTTGAATACGATATGAACTCGGATGACCCAGTTAAGATTGAATTCCTTAAATTAAAGTTAGCTCCATCATTTATTAGCGAGTCAACTACTACCAACGGAGGCTACGCAACATTTGAACCTGAGCAGCCTAATCTACCTGAGATACTTTTGCCCGATTTATTTAAGGATGAGAACAATCCTTTTTTAAGTGACAGAAGTAAGAACTACACAGATATTAGATACACTAACGATGGCTATGTATTTATAGATTTCACTCAAACTATTTGGCTTTTAGATGGTAACAGCAGAGTCTACTTACCCGATGCTAATTTGCCTAAGTTAAAAACTGGCTATCCTTTAATTATAACTCACAATCAAAACGGAGCGGATATAGACATCTATCCAATTTCAGGTCAGTTAATCGGAGGCGAGGCGAGTTTTAAACTTAAGACTAAGCATACAGCTTGGTTTGTTCCTTATTCAGGAAATTGGACAGTAATTTTTAATAACAACACAAATGTATAATAGATTTAAAGAATTAATTGAGCGAACAGAATTTGAAGAGTTAATTAAATTAATTGATTTAGCTGATTCAAGTATATTAAGTATAATCATTAACACAGAAAACGAGGTACTGAATGGCGCAAAATAATATAAAAATAAAAACAGAAGTTGATACTGGTGATTCGGTAGAGCAAGTTGATGAGTTAAGTAATGCTACGGAAAACTTAAACGATAATCTAAAAGAGACCGAAAAGACTACCAAAAAAACTGGAAAGGCAGTTAAAGAAACAAAGAAAGATTTTGCTGATTTGCCTGGACCAATCGGAGGAGTAGTTAATGCGTTAGGAGATGTAGTGAAAGGTATGTGGGCTTTAGTGACCAATCCAATCGGAGCAGTATTAGCAGCAATAGCAGCAGCACTATTTACACTATTTAAAGCATTCACCTCTACTAATGATGGCGCAGATAGATTTGATGCAGCAATGGCTGGTTTAAAAACTGGGTTAGATGTAGTAATGAATTCATTGGCTAAGGTAGCTGAGTTATTGATTGGAATGTTTGAAAATCCTAAACAAGCTTTAACTGATTTTGCTAATTTAATCCAAGAAAATATAACTAATCGTTTTGAAGGTTTAATTGAATTAGTACCAGCATTAGGACAAGCTATTGGATTATTATTTGAGGGAAAGTTTTCTGAGGCTGGACAAGTAGCAGCGGATGCAGTCGGCAA